CAGAGTAGGCTGTACATTGCATCATCAAAGGCTTTAGGATCGTCCACAGGCAGGTATGAACAGTTGTAGCCTGCGGTGTTATCACGCTCCAGCGCCTTACCAGCGGTCATAATAGCCCTCATAGAAGGCATCACTTCTAGGTTCACTATTGCATCACGGATGTCCCGATATATTTCATCAGGCATCTTATAGTCGTGCTTCTCTTGCAGGTGTTTATAGATGAATGTGGTGTAGCGATTCACTGTCTCTTCCCAGTGCTCACGGCGATCCATCTCAGGCAGAAACCGACTGTATCGGCTCTTAGCAATAAACTCAGAATAGGGTGTCATCTTAGTCATCTAAATCAATCTCCAGTTCTTCAAACTTATCTTCAATCTTATCAGCAAACCTCTCAATAATCTCTTCTGATGATATGTCCAGTACCTCCAGCAGTGTTATCTCGTCAAGTTTAGCCATCCTTTCCATTATGTCCCGTAGTGTTAACGACATCATTTCCCCCCGTAATACGCTTCTTTTATTTTATCATAATTCGCTACTGCAAACTCAAGATAGTGTAAAGCCTTCTGCAAGTCCTCTTTACCATTTTTCTTGTGATGCCGTTGCACATACTTTACTACATTACACAGCCAAGGGTCTAACTTCCAATCAAGGAAGACATCCCAAGGCTGAATTCCGCTTTTATAGTGATCGCCTCCGATCTGCTTAGATGCAATATAGTCTGCTAATGTTTTATGCTGCTGAGACATTGGCGTGTTCCTTTATTGCTTTGGTGGATTTGGACCAGGAACCACAATCCGTACACTGGAATCTTTGGAAGGTTCCGGTGGTTGTGTAGGTGAATCCACGCTTTTGCAGTCTCCCGCTTCCACAGTTGGGACAACCGTGACCTCTGAAGAGGTTATGATTAGGGTGAGACTTAATCCAAGGGAGCAGACGATCATAGACTTTCTCCAGCAGTAGAACATCCTGCTTGTTGTACTTCTCCATTACTTTCCACGCAACAGGGTCTTTGTTCATGCACTTGACCCATAACTGATAACCTTCGTGTGAAGTCTTCTGTCCCAAGCCAAGCCGCTGTGCAATGTGATCTAGTTTATTGCTTGCAAAACGGAACTCTTTGCGAACTACCTTTAGCAAGTCAATCTGCTTATACGGCGCAGGCGGTGCTAGATGATGCAACAGAAACTCTTTATTCAGCACAGGAATATCAAACCTAGTGCCGTTGTAGTGGCACACAGCATCGGCCTCAGAGATCAGATCGTGTATCCGCTGAAGCATAGCCTTTGGCTGCTTAGTCTTGAACACAGAATCAAACAGAACCTCTTTTGTGCCGTGCCACTTAGCAGCCCAACACAGAACATAGGAAGACTCTAACAAATGCTCTGGACTAATATACTGATCCCGAAGGCCCCAGATGTGTGCAGTGTTGGGGCTTGTTTCGATGTCTAGCATTAGTAGTTTCATTCGCTGTCCTCATTCAGAGCATCGAAGTATTCCTGCACATCTTCTTCTGTGTAACGCTTCTCATCGTAGAAACGCTGGAACAGGCATTCGTTGACATCAGCATCGATCTTGACTCTTTCACGCACACCTTCAAAGCCAATGTGCTCTAGGAAGCGGCAAAACTGCCACAGGATCGGATGCCAAGGCTGGTCACTGTCAAAGTCATGCCGTGCTTCGATAACCGATTCTGATGGAAACGGACTGTCAAAACTGTCATCAAACTCTTGGCCTTCATAAATAAATTTATACGTTGTCATTGCTTACCTTTCTAAGTAGTTCAAAGAAGTATTCACAGTCTACCACAACCAGGGGCTTATCTCTGTTTTGCTTGATGACGAGCACTGGTTCGTATCCTCTACAGTTGTCCTTCGCTTGTTGATAATGTCCATATACCGAGATGCTTGCTCTGGACTTGCATTCCACACTGATTGGTAACTTCCGTCTGGCTGCTGGACTAAGAAGCAAGTCTTCTCCCGACACGCCCATGCTAACTGAACGAACATCATCAGGCTCCAGTCCGAACTTTGCGATTATTAGGTCCCTTACGGACTGCTGCAGTACTCGGCCTTTTGCCTTCGCTGAGGATGGTTTCAATGTTGACTTCCTTTCTTGTTTTGATCCACGACTTCGGTATGTGCATCCTTGCGTTACTGGAGTCCATGCTGACTGTGTTTGCAACGCAGATCGCATCGTCTGCTTCTGACACAATCCAGCCAAGCGTGTAACACTTGTGTATCTCTGTTTTTGTCCCTTCCTGCCACCCTGCATCTGCGACTGCGTCAACCCATTCAATATAGACTACCGGGGCTTTTTCCAAACCTGATTTGGTTTTCTTCGTATCCATAATAGTTGTGCCTGCTCCGTTAAGTAGGTTTCATCGTTATCGTATGCTTTCAAAACTGCATCATACATCTCGTATTCTGTCTTACAGCCTTTTAGAATCTTCTCGGCCTTCTTAGGCCCAATGCCTTTCAGTCCAGGCACATTGTCTACACGATCTCCAGTGAGCACTTGTGTGTAGAAACTATACAGCGTGTCGTCTTCATCCACCCAAAACTTCTCATTACGCTTCATGTTGTAGTGCCAGCCACGGATCATGTTCAGATCCTTGTCTGTGGTGCAGATAACGTAGTCCTCTGGGTCTAGTTCGTAGGCAGCAATGCCGATGGCATCGTCAGCCTCCTGATACTGCTCTATCGAAAACTTCCAAGCACTATTTAGGTAGGTCCTAATTAAGTCTAGGTGCTTAGGTTTCTCTTGTGTTCTGTTGCCTTTGTAGGGCTTGGTCTTTGCTATTGGGATACGAAAGTTCTGATAACCTGTAAGCCAACCATCAGCATCGTCACAACCAGCATGAATATAGACAAGGTCTTCAAGATATTCAGAGCACTTGCTGATAGCGGTCTTATCGTCATAGTCCTCGCAACCATGAGCGATGATATGGGCGATAATGTCGCCATCAACAAGTGCGATCACTGATTAAACTCGTGCGATAGAGTAACCGAGTTGTCCGTGAATACGGCTCAGTCCTTTAGCACGAAGATACTTACGAAGAGCATTGCGTGCTGCTTCGTAGTTTTTGAAACCACTTAGAGACTTCAGCGATAACTTCTTATTATTAAAACGGATGATATACATAATTGTCCTTTCGGTTATGTTTACAGCACTTCTTCGGCTTCTTCAGCGTCTGCTTCATAGGCCACCAAACTATCGATTACTAACTTAGTCATGGATGGAGAAACGCCTTTCTTGTTTTTCCAAGACCACTCGTAAGACCCAACCACGGCTGTTGCCGTAGATCCGTTACCAATGGATACGGTACTAAGATCGTTTCCACCGGCATCGAACACCTTCATCGGGACAGTGCTCTTGCAGGTGATATAAAAGCCTTTCTCTGGCTTATCTTCACGCTTACGCACTTCCAGACCCAATGACTCTAAAGCCTTGACTGCGTTGTCTGACAGGTTACACAGGTCCACCTGAAACTTGTTAGACATCTCGTTAGGCTTATTATGAAAGCACCACATAATCGTGGCTTTTACTTTTACTGGCTTTGCTACGTCATTCATTTGATTCTCCTTTAAGGTCAATGAATTAGTTGTTTAGACTCATCCGCATTGGCAGATTCTACCATTTTAGCGGCTGTTTCCAAAATGTCAAGCATATTGTCGAAGTCGGCGGCTAAGTCCTTTGAGTAAGCAATATGGACTGCGCCATCGATCACGGCAATAAATATAGCAGACTCAGGATCTCCCAAGTCTTCAAACTCTGTTAATGCGTCTTTCATTTATGTTTCTTTAGGATAAGGCAGTATAGAATACTTTAAATTATTTTGCAATGTTTTTTGTCCTTTTTGTTTCCAACAAATATAACGTATCTGTGTTTAGCACTTCTTTGCACTCTAATTGTTTTATCACCAGCATGATGTCTAGGATGCTTTCCGTCTTCAGCTGCAATGTCTGTCCTTGGTTTTGTTGTTCCAGTAAATAAAAAATTACAGGCTTGATAAACTATTCCTAAATGTCCTTGTTTTGTGTCTGCATAAGATACTACACATTTTGGATGCGGTAACAATTTTAAAGACCTAGAAACAAGCATTGATGCTTCATTTTTTAAATTATCTGTTAAAACCAATCTATTTAGTTCAATTACATACTTTTTATTTTCTTTCCCCAATAAACCTTCCTGTAGAAAAGGGGACGCAGGCATTCCATAAGTTACTACACCGCACAATAAATCATTTTTAAACTAACCAAAAGCATACGAAATGGACGGTACTCGTTTTGCATAATGTTTATTTAAAATTAAATCTAATGTTTCTTTTCTATCGATCTGTTTCACACTGTATTCAATGGGTGTCTGACCAGTTGTTTCCAATTTTGTATTCTCCATCAAGGGGACACCGAAGTCCTAATACTACACCAGACTTTTTAATACTGTCAACTGCTAATTCCCCTACTCTTTGTGCGTGTTCTTCCTTGACTTCTAACTGGAACTCATCATGCACATTGACTACAAATTTAGCATCTAACTTGTACAGCCGAAGTTGCTCATCCAGCAACACAAGAGCCTTCTTCATCACTATCGCACCAGCACCCTGCAGTAGCGTGTTAAGTGCTGCGTGTGAGGAACGAATGAATAGTCTCCTACCGTCAAGACCTGGAAGCGATCCTTGTACCGATAACTTCTCAACCTTGTCACGAAGTCTTTTGAGGCTTGGCGTGTTCCGAAGAAAAGTATCGATGAGTTTCTGACCATGCGCTGCCGAA